TGGGCCAAGCCCCCACTACGCTGGAAAACTCCAGGAAGTAACAGGCGGTAATACCGTCTATTACATTGCACGTCGGCCCCACAGGGGACGACGCGCTCCCGAGAGGAGCCCGCATCGTGGGTCACAGTCAGAAGATCGTTATAGGGAAGTGCCCAGAGGTCATCTAAATTAAATGACTTCCGGAGACTTTCCATAACGTGGGAACTAGGAGGAGCACCTGGGTAGACTGAAAGAAGTTTAGCGCTACGGCGTTTAACTTCTTTCGCTACCCTAGTGATGGAGAGCTGGAGAGGGTCACCCGTGAGAGGGGGTATCACACCCCACTCACGAAGTTGACGACCGTGAAGAGATTCGGCATCTCTCACGATCTGCGCCCAGCGACCAATGGTCACGGGACGCACACCCTGAGTACCTTCTGGCCACCAGACGATGCGTGTAGCCGGGATATCCCCCAGAGCACAGGATCTGATCAAATCAGAGCCCGTGGCTGAGGCTTCCAGGTTATACGCACCGCCAAGGTCCCCAGAAAGTAACAACTCACCATCACCATCTCTGATAGCGACCAAGGGTAAATCCTTGGACGCGAGAATGGAGGCAAGCCTTCGGGTACGCAGAGAATATCGTGTTAACCACGGTATTGCTGCGCCCCCGAGTTTCCTTGGTGCTGCAGCGTCAATCCCAGACAAATAAATGTCACGGACGAGGTTTGGTCGGATAATTCCGATCAAACGCCGAGAACGCTGGAGGACTAAGGAAGAGTCGGCCAATGATTCAGTCGCCGACTGAATCGAGGGACCGATTGAGTGCCAACATACCGAGTGCGAATCACTCAGACGGAACAACTTTGCCGGAATAACCGGAAAAGGAGTAACGTCCGAAATGAATCGTATCCGAATCAGAGAATGGGGCTTTCCTAGAGGGGGGAAAGGATCTGGAACTGTCCGGTCTGAGAATGATAACATGAATGCCTTTTCAGCAAAGACCCCCGAGTCCGAAGAGATAAATGACTTCTTGCGGTTCACGTGGAATCCCACTGAACTACAAGAAGACACATATCTCTCGATCTCGGGCTTTGTTAAGATTGCAATTATGTCATCACCGCAGACTCTAATCCTCTTGAGCGACTCAGCAGAGGTCATCCTGCTTGAGGCGCAAAAGAAGTTTAGAAGACAGAGACAGAACCATGACAAAGGACCACCCATCAAGATACCCCTACGATTAACCCATGATGACGAATCATCGGTAAATTCATGAGGGCCGAGAAGACCCGGTATACGTTCAACTAAGTGAGGCGGAACACCCCACTCAGTGAATATCGTAACACAGAGTCTTATCGCGGCATCTTGATGGAGGTAGTCTGTGGCATTAGTGAGGTCACCAGACCAAACCAAAGCCATAGGGCGACCTATTGTCACCTCCCTGATCGCGCCCAGCATGTCACCACGGAGAACCGTGGTGACTGCGGGGAACCTCTCTAGAGCGCCAAACGCCATCATGCGGAG